TTGGATGCAAGAGATTATGACGGAAACGCAGCAGCTACAAGCTCAACATCGTTTAAGGTAGATACAGTTCCACCTGTATTAACATTGTCCAGCCCAACGGATAAACTTATTACAAATCAAACTGCTTGCACAGTAAAAGGTAAAACCAACGATGCAACAAGCAGTCCTGTCACGGTAACAGTTAAACTTAATTCTTTAGCAGCAGAAGCAGTCACAGTTGGAAGCGATGGAAGTTTCAGCAAGGCCCTTACTCTTGCAGTAGGTACAAACACAATTACCGTTGTTGTAACCGATGGTGCTGGTAAGACAACGACAATAACACGTACCGTTACGTTAGACACAACCGCACCTGTGATCAAGAGTGTTACATTGACACCGAACCCAGTCGATGCTGGCAAAACATTTATCATATCCGTTGAAGTAACGGACTAGGTTAGTTGTTATGGTAGTTCGACTAGAGGGGAATGTAAACGGAGAGTCAGTGATCTTAACTAGATCCGCTGACTCTTTAGATTTATGGAAGTCCGTTATACCAGCCACATTAAACGGCAGGTATGTAATCGGATTAACTGCATATGATGAGGCAGGGAATGTAAGTAGCTATTCTACATACATACTTACAGTAGATCTGAAAGCATTAAGAGTTTCACTGAAGCCTTTTGATTTGTATGCAACCTTGCACAACGAGAAATAAGAAGAAAAAAAGAGGAGGAGAACATGCAAAAAAAGAAAGTGATCATAATGCACCCGGGAGAATCCAGAACAGCAGTAATTACTATACATTCTATTAAAAATGAGAAATTCACAATTGAAAGTGCGGAGTATTCGCTAATATACATGAAAGACAAAGCTGAAGAAAGCACTGGAGTTTGTAATATTAAAGAACATGATATAGAAGCACTGATTTCTCCTCAAAAGCGTGGTACCTATACACTTGACATCAGATATGCAGTATTAGACGAAATCTTAATAGAGCATATAGAAGTGAAGGTGGTATGATGGCAGCAGAAATCATTGAAATTAAGTCTGTAAGCCTGTCTCCTAACCCCGTACAGACCGGTGGAAAAGTTAAGATCAGCGTAGGACTTGAAGCAAACGAAAGTGATGTTAATTGCTTCTATTGCATATTTTCTTCCGAATTAGAAACAAGTCAAGTAACAACGACAGCAACGGTGTAGCTGAGGAAGGAGACATATTTGGATGACGAATACATAAGTAGAAATGAACATAATGCATTTGCGAGTGATGTTGATCATGAGCAAACCCGACAAAACAAAAGAATTGAAGCGTTAGAAGTGACAGTAAGACAGATCAATGACCTTACATTGTCCGTTCAAAAGCTCGCTATCAACATGGAACATATGCTCGTTAATCAGACAGAACAAAGCAAGCGGCTTGAAGAGTTGGAAAACCGAGACGGAGAAAAATGGAGAAGTATTTCTATGTATGTCCTAACAGCAGTTGTCGGGGCAGTAATCGGATTCGTACTCAAACAAGCTGGACTATAAGAAGGAGAGATAAGATGAAAGAATTATTTGAACAGAATAAAGTGTTATTCTTGGCAGTGATCACAGCGTTGATCATTGTTTTTTTAGTTAAGAAACTGATCGACTATGTCACAAAAAAAGGTCTGGAAGGGATCAGACTGGATGTATACAAGCTGTTTGTAGAAGCAGAGAAAACCTTCCGTGCATCCAAGCAAGGACAGCAGAAATTTGATTATGTAATACATATGGCCAGAGGACTTTTGCCCAAACCTATTCAATTATTTGTAAGCGAGAGCATGTTAAAAGAAGCTGTGCAACTGTGGTTTGACGGTATTAAAGATCTACTCGATGATGGTAAATTAAATAATTCAGTATACGATTTAGAAGATGTTGAGGAAGTCAGCAGAGAAGATAAGATCAATCATACGACAGAGTTAGATGACGGAACATGGACAAATTACGCAGAGACTCCGTTACCTGAAACTGAATTAGAAGATCCAGAGGAACAGGAACAGACAGAAGATAATCAGGCAGCAGCAGAACAGGAGGTGTAGACATATGAGAATCGCATTGACAGTAGGACACAGTTTGCTTAAAAATGGATCATATACATCAGCAAGTGGAGAAGATTGCGGTGGAGTAAACGAGTATAAGTACAATAAAAAGCTGATGAAAAAGGTAAAAAAATATCTGGAGAGTGACGGACACAGTGTTGATCTGTATATCTGCCCAGAGAAAGTATTTACCGCTGCATCACAGGAAAAATCATGGAAACTGACACGTTTAAATGCAAAGAACTATGATCTCGTCGTAGAAGGTCATTTGAATTGCTATAATGGAAAAGCACACGGAACAGAAGTATTATACGTTTCCGAAAATGGTAAGAGGTACGCAAAGAGAGTACAGAAGAAACTGGTATCCGCTGGATTTACAGATCGTGACGTGCAGAAGAGAACGAACCTGTACATGCTGAATGGCACAAAGGCAACAACGATCATGACAGAGAGCTTTTTCTGTGACTCCAAGTCCGATTATAAGATCGGTAAAAACGTTAATAAGATTGCTAAGCTGATCGCAGAGGGAATCTGTAATAAAAAGCTGGGAACAGCTGCAAAGGTCAAAGAGGCCGTAAAAACGACAGTATCAAAAGTTGTTAATAAGACTGCATATGCTAAGGTTGTTACAAAGTCCGATCCACTGATGATCAGACAGAGTGCAAACGTATCATCTAAGATCATTGGTAAGATTCCGAAGAAATCTAAAGTTGAAGTATTGAAAAAAGGCAGCACTTGGACGAAAGTTAAGTACAAGAGTGTAACAGGGTATTCAGCTACAAGATACCTTAAATTTTAAATCGAACCAGGGAGAAATCCCTGGTCTTTTTTTATTATAAAAGGGGGTATTATTCTGTTGAAAAAGAGTGTATTTTCTTGCAAAAAAAACAAAAAACAAAAAATACCCCTTTTTCAACAGATGGATACATTAAAAAGCTTGATTTTATGCGGATTTCAAGGAATTTAAGATATCGGTTATGAACCGAAATACTGCAGTTATAGGTTCATGGCGGAGAAAATGAAGCACTTATTAAGCAACTGAACAGTTGGATTCCAACAAAATATCTTACTATTGTAAAATAAAAGCGATTGCCGATGGCATCATCACAGGGTAAAGAAAAATAATATTTCTATGTTACTAATTTGTTACTAAATATAGCATTTTAGAGGCAGTTTAGAAGTATTAAAACATTCAACAAATGGCTTAAATACGATGTTTTTGGCATTTGTTATTTGAAAATATTTATGGTATAATAAAAAGATTATATGTCAGCCAGGATGGATCATAAAATACATATTTTTGGTTTACATAGCAACCGTTGGCATGGTCACGAGAGTATTAGACATCACATCATGGTCATATGGAGGATTTACAGCCTGGAATATTGTACCATTTGTGAATGAAAGCTGGAAATTAATGCTGTTAAATACGTTAATGTTTCTGCCAATGGGACTTTTTGTTCCCACATTTATAAAGAAAATAAAATGGAACTATGGAAAAGCAATAATTGTAGGGACATTGATATCTTTGATGATCGAGTTTGTACAAGTTGTATTTGCAGGAAGAATTGGTGATATTGATGATATCATTTTTAATACATTAGGATTTCTGATCGGGTATATCCTAGAGAACCTGTTGCAAAAAATTCTTTTGAAAAAGCAATTAGGATTTGGAACAGAGGCATTGATACTGGTTATGATTAATGGATTTTTAAGTATCCCATTTTATGAGAAGACGGTGTCAATTGGAGATATGATTTTGGATAGTTTGAGTCTCAACAGTTGGTCAGGAAATAGTGGATATATATTGTCATATAACGGCATCCATTACACAATGATCCCATGTATAATACTAGCAGTCATCAGCTGGGCTATAGCACATAGACATCCAAAAGACTATGGTGCTAAAACAGCGAAAATAATCAGTATATTTATGATTGTTTGCTTCATTGGTAATTTTATTCAGATTTTAAGTCAAGATAGTATTATACCAATGCTTGCTGCATCCATTGTGTGTGCGGTAATAAGTCGACAAACTATTAGATATTAGGGATTTGATATTCCATGAAAAATATGAGATACTATAGTATAAAACGTTAAGGAGAATAAGATATGAAAAAATTATCAATACTACTTGCAGGGGTATGCTTAACAGCTGCGTTATACGGCGCAGGTACAATCTATGGACAAAACAAAACCAACACCGCAAAACAAAGCGAAGACAAAGTCACAACAAACAAATACCAAGGCGTAACGATCAAAGACAAAGCCAAAGGAAAAGTGACAAAGCAACAAGTTAAGCAGTTAAAAAAAGAACATTCCGGCAAAGATGAAGGAAACATCATCATCTGGGAAGCAGAAGAAGCCGAATAG